TCTGCCGTCTTCTGGATTCTTACCTGCCCATATAGCAGGTGCACCATCCCATTTAACAGTCATGTTTACTTGTTTGGGGGAATTACCTTTCATCATATCTCTGAGAGATTGTAGAAAGTTTATAGATGCACGACCACCATCAATACCATTGTTGATGATTTCGTCTTCTAAATGTTCTAAATGTAGATTTTTGACTGCCATAATACTATTTATGCTTTACAAAAGGCAGTAATCACTTGTGCTCATAACAACACAAATCGATTAATCGTTATCGCCAGGAAGGTTTTCTGTACTTTCGCCGTTGTCTACGATTATTTGTATGTGGTCTCTATCTTGTACGAACTCAGTTTTTCTAGCATTTCTAGGTGCAATCAAAGCATTTCTCTCTGCTTCTGTTGTATTAATCCAATAAGTACAACATTCGTGAAGAGCGTTTTCTCGGTCTGTTCCGTTTGAACCATCTAAAGAAGGATTAGCATCTAACCACGCTTGTGATGCTGCTATATACCCACCTGTACCTGTGAAAACAAAATCATCACCGTCTTGTATAATTGTGATTGTGGTCTCTTTAGTGCCTTCAACCTTATCGATAAAGAGTTGTTCGTTATCTATACGAGTGTTGAGTTCTGCTAATGTGTCTGCATATTGTCCCATGTTATCCCCATTTGATATGAATATAACTATTTAGACAATCAGTTCTTTGATAAGGGTCTTGAATGGAGTTTTTCTTCGAGTGAATCAATTTTAAGTTGCAGTAATTCTGCTTTACGATTTTCGCCTGCTTGTTTAAAATTTCGAAGTTCTTTTTTTAATTGGACTTTTTTTGTAATTAAATTAATAACTTCTTCTTGTTTCAAATTTTTCATAAATTAAGAATACAGACATCGTATGCCTCTTGGTCTGTAAACACCTCATTTGTATCTAAATTGATACATTTCTTATTCACACCTGACCAGTCAAACTCCTGATACATATAGTTGTTTCTTTGCCTGGTTTGTGAATCACTTCCATATAAGAGATATTGATTTTGATAAAACAATTCAATATCACTTGATAAAGTATTTATGTCGTTATAAAGATTCTCTATTTCTGTTAGATTTCTAGTTGACCTGATTGCTAAAGCATCGTATGACAAATAACTATTGCCTTCTGTTGCTATACTCAATGCGAAGGTATCACCAATATCATAGTGTATAGAGAATTCTCTTACATTGTCTACTGATAGAAATTCATATCTTGGAGATGTATCTGTAAATTCTCCTATTTTTACTAGATATCTCTCACCTTGACCGTAATGGTTTTCATAATCTAATTGAACAAATTTGTTATCTATAATCTTATTAACTGATTGATATCTTTCAGTGATAAAAACATCTGAATTATCTACTAGGGTTTGTATTGTAGGTAGATATTCAATGCCTTCTGCATTCAACAATAGACCTGTACTTGTAGCGATTAGATTCTCATATCTATGAATTCTGTAATAATTAAAATCATCTGTTTGTTCTTCTGTATCTGATACATTGATTATATCAAAGGTGATTGTATTGAATTCTTGACCTGATAGAATTGTATTGACGAATGAATCGTCTAGTTGAACAGTGAAATTTGTTTGATACTCATCTTCTAATATCTCTTCCACATCGAATGTAGTCTTTAGAAAGGAGACAATCTTTTCACCAATCGCCTGTAGATTTGTATCGCCACTTGCAATGTAATCATCATAGAATGTGAAAACATTTATATTGAATTCATCTTGTAATGCTAATAGAACTTGATATACTTTTCCTAATATATCGACTGCTACTGCATCTGCCTCAGAAGAACAACCATTCTCAACTGAGATAGAAATTCCTGCCATTGCATCAGTGACATAACCAATAAACATAGTTGTAAATGGTGTGACATTAGCAGTACTATCGTTTGAATCGTAATAGGGTGGGAAGTAATACATGACATATGCTTCATTAACATACCCTAAATCTTCATCATATGCACCAACAGGAACCTCTGCAATTCTAGGTCTATTATATGAACATTGTTCTGACCAATTTGCAATCGCACTTGTATCTGCTGAATCGAATGAATAGATTAGATTATCTTCAACAGCAGAAGGTTCTCCTTCGTCTTGTTGTAGATTCCAATTATAATCTATAAAGACATTTGCACCAGATATATAACCATCGATAACTTTTGTATCACCGAATGATGTGCTGGTTTGAGTTGGTGGATTTATACTAGACTCATTGATGTCTAATATTCCTAGACTTGGACCGCCTCCGCCACAAGCAGATAACAGTACCATTAAACATAATATATTCGCATTTCTCATGTATACATTATAACTTATATTTAGGTGTATTGTCTAGGGGGTTTTTTGGCGTCCCTGGCAAGACTCGAACTTGCAACCTACTGCTTAGAAGGCAGTTGCTCTATCCTGTTGAGCTACAGAGACAGAAGAATTATGAGGTCACCCACCCAAAATAGAAAAGGAGAAGGAGAGTGACCCCAACTGTGCATATGAAACTATAGAGATTCCATATCCACTTTAGTAATTGACCAAATTCTTTCATAGAAGTCCGAAGGCAATTGCACCGAGAATTATGAATTCATCGATTAACATTATCGCCACAAATATTTTTAACAGTAAGAGTTTCATAAGAAGAACTCCTCATCTTCTGGTACAGTGTGCAATTTTGCAAACACTAAACTCTCATTTGTTTCTTTAAATAACTTCAATGCCAAATCAGCAGCACAGGCATCATCGTATGATTTACCACCTATGTTCCATTGTGTTTCAGCATAATCATCGTTTAGATTTCTTGCGAAATGCCAATCATACAAAGTAAATGTTCCATACTTTGAATCACCATTCTCGTCACTGACTTGATAGTCAATACAGAAATCAGTTGATATCTTATCACCGATGCCCTCGAACCAAGGTTCACCGAACATTGTTTTTAAATCGTTAGTCGAAGCAAAGAGAAAACTTTGTTTCGAAGTACCTGCACCACCATCAGTACAAGGTATAAATTGTATTGTTTGTGCCATATTAAAAATCTCCTTTAGCAACTTGAACTACAGTAAAACCTTTCGCTCTCCACATGTCGACAACTTTTTGTCTATCATCGAAGATTAAATCAATCTTACCACCCATTTCGATAAACTTATCGGCAAGTTTAGACTTGAACTCATCATCAGGAGTGTAGTCGTCATTAGGTCTCAAAAAGACACCTTTATGACCCTCGCCAATCCAATCGTTAATCTGTTTCTCAGTGACTTCTCTTTCTGACTCGTTTCTAGCAGAGAAGAAAGCAACTTCATCACCTTGAGCGATGTATCTCTTAGCAATATCACAAACCCATTGAACAGGAGTATCATCTTCTGTTGCTTTTCTGAAAGCATCCCAATCAGGTTTGAAACCCTTATCGCCATTTACAAGATGTCTTCTATGCTCGACATCGGCGATAGTGCCATCAACATCAAAAATTATTGTTTTCTTTTCATATTTCATAGGTATATGGTACTAAAAAATAGGGGTCATTGTCAACCCCTAGGCGGCGAATTTTTCCCAACATCCTGACACCCCAATTGCTGAGTTGTCACAACCTTGACCATCGAACCACCATTCTAATTCTAGACCTTTCATGACTGAATGATAGATTATTCCTGTGAATTTGTAATCATCAACCTTTTGGTCGTACTCATCTACTTCCCAAAATCTTCCATTGATGAAATCTTTTTGAACATCTGATACATAACCCTCGTATCTTTTACCAGATTGTTTGTATTTTACAGGGTCGTATTCTCTAAAGTAATCTCTTAAATCAACTTCACCCATGAGGACCTCCCATATCTACATGGTCGTCCCACATTTGGTCTATTAGAACATCTCTTGCAAAATCTATGATGTTGCAGTCATGACTTGACCCATCAAATTTTGCTACTTTACTTACATTTGCACTGTTGAGTGCCATGATAACATCTTTATCTGCCATATCAGCGACATCTGATATAATGTTATCTACTATTACATCGTTTACCCAATGACTCATTTTTTTCTCCTTATTAATCTCATATGGTTATGGTACTAAAAAGTGATGGTCATTGTCAACCCCTAGATGGCGGAAAGGGAGGGATTCGAACCCTCGATACCCTTTCAGGTATGCTGGTTTTCAAGACCAGTGCATTCAACCGCTCTGCCACCTTTCCGAAATGGTGGAGCTAAAGAGATTCGAACTCTTGACCTCCGCCGTGCAAAGGCGGCGCTCTCCCAACTGAGCTATAGCCCCATTATCTTCCGACTTCGCCGAGATACTTATGTTTAGTATCTTCCCATGACATAGATATAACATCGTCATAGAATAGAGTTGAGTCTAATCTCTGCCTCTCTGAGTTCATAAGATTGTTTATTCTCTTAGCGGCGTATCTTTCTTTCCAAAGATTTGTTAGACCTTCGACTGAGGTGTCAAATGACTTGACTAACTTATCTTCTTCGATTTCACCTCTGAGATATTCTCTACTGTTATCATAGAATGTAGAGAAGTATATACCTCGTTGATGTTCTGATTTAATAATATCTTTTGGTATCTCTAACTTAGAGTACATGAATTGTCGCATACGATTTCTATGGTCTCTCTTTAGAGTCTGACCATTCTCTCTCTTTGCAACATACAATAGAAAGTATCTCTCGTTATAATGATGTTCAGCGTAGTCGAGCATTGCTCGTTCAGTGTCTTTGGAAATCTCGTATGATAAAGACCCCTTACTGAATCCCATTTTCTTCCAATATTTCAATCTATCGTATTGTGATAAATGATTTGCTTTTGATTTACCATAGAGAGATGTGGTTGTCATTGACACCAAGGTGTCGCCATAGTTTTCTTTCCACTGATTCTGAACTTCATCAGCAAGACAAAGTAGAGCAAGTAGTTTGCCACCTGTATAATTAAACCCTAAGGGTTGAGTTGGTAGAATACTAGAACCAATTGCAGTACAATTAAGTTTACCACTGTTAGTTTTGTATTCTCTATCCCACCCTATGTAATCATCTCTTGGAGTAAGGTCGATAAAATCACCAGTAATACAAATAACGCCAAGATATTTCTGACTAATCTTATCTCTAATAATGTAATGTAAGTTTCTTCCAATGTTCGAAGAGTTCTTCTGAGTATGAGTGAAAGTTCGTAAACAATTCCATTTCTCTGTAAGCGTGCCAGCACTCTGTCTATCTTTTTCTGAATCGGTGTAAATAAGTTCTGGTTCAAGTTTCTCAAAATCTTCGTAAGAGTTTGGGAACCAAATATTGTTTTTTGTTTCATCGATTAACTTCTTATGTTCCTGATTGATTAATTGTGTTTCTTCCCCAAAAAGAGTTGAAACTGTTTGAGTTGGATACTTCATATGAATCTCTTGGTACTTCTGATAGAGTGTATATTCTTCTACACTCATATTGCAAACGAGATTCAGGTCTGCAATAATCTTTTCTCTTAGTTCTTCTTTAGACAATATTTCTTTCTCAGTTCTATTCGCCTGATACTCGTCATATTGTTTTTGTACGAATGGTTCCATTATACTTTGAAGTCACTAAATTTTTCTGACCCTCTGACTCTATCGAATACAGGAGTGTCATCATTATCATCAGAATCAAACAACTCTTCTTGTGCTTCTTGTTCACAATCATAGAGTTTCATTCTTGCCCTATCGATACCTATGACAAATCTTTTGAAGATTGTAGGGTCATTGTATCGATTCTTTAACTGTTTGACTACGAGTTGGTCTAACTCTTCTAGTTCATCACTTGTAATCAATGCGAACATCAAGTCAGCAGTTGCAGGTAGTCCAAAAGATTCCGAAGTGTCTTCGAGTCCAATATCTGTGGAACCATAACCACTTCGGGTTGTTTGTGTTGCACTCACCATTGGTACATCATATTCAACAGCAAGACCTCTAAGTTCTTCTGCAATACTCTTTACAAGTGTATAAGAGTTTGCACCTGCACCTGGTCTGATACGATGTGATGCACAAATGTTTAGATAGTCAATGAAGACTATATCTGGTTTAAAATCTTTCTTAATGTTTAGTTCTTGTAATAGATGTCTGAAATGCCCTACATGAGCAGCGGCAGTCGGATATTCTTTTACAATAAGTTTACCTTTTGTTTTGTTTTTGATTCGGTCAACTTTAGTTGTGTAATCTTTCTTAGATACATTCGGCAGTTCTTTGATTGGTATATTCATTATGTTTGCATCGATTCTCTCTGCAATTCGTTCTTCTGCCATTTCAAGTGTAATGTATAGAACATTCTTACCCATGAGTAGACATGATGATGCCATGTGGCACATGAACAATGACTTACCAACACCTGTACCTGCAAGACAAATGTTTAGAGTCTTGTTCGGCAACCCACCTTTTGTAATCTTGTTGAAGTATTCTAAGTCGAAAGGTATCTTCTCTTCTTCTGTATTGTAGAAGTCGAATCTATCATCAGCATCTTCTAATACATCATGACCAATGTGTTGGTCAAAGGACACGGAAAGGGCATCCTTCAACAGTTCTGGTATTTCGCCGGTAGACCTTTGGGACTTCTTATCGATTACTTCGATTGAGTCCATGACTGCAATATAGATTGCTCTATCTTTGCACCACTTTTCAGTTTCGTCTACTAACCAATCAAATGGCGTATCATCTGTATTGAGATTATTCAGTAGTTTTTGTGCTTCTTGTACGACATTCTCTGACTGAGATGTTTCGTTATCAAGATTAATGAGAAGTGCTTCTACTGTTGGATTCTTTGTATACTTATCAAAGTAATCTCTTGTTAGTCTGTAGACTAACCTTTCAGATGAATCAGCGAAATACTCAGATTTGATGAACGGAATGACCTTCCGTGTAAACTCTTCACTCTGAATCAGATTCTTGATTATTGTCTGTTCTATTCTCGTTTCCATATTTAAAATATTGATTACACACTGTTTCAAGTTCTTGCATTACTTCTTCTGTAAAGAACTTTTCTGGATTATTGTTTATTGTTTTACCAAACTCTGTTTTGCCATTTGGTAATTCAACCCTTGTTGATGCTTTCTTAAAGACACCACTTGCCAATGCGAGGTCTAATAGACCATAATATCTGTCGAGACCCTCATCGTATGTTAATCTAACATCGACCATTCTGTTTTCTACAGTCAATCTAGATTTGGCATTCTTACAGTGTATAATATTTCCGATAACTTCTGTACCCTCTTTTTCTTTTTTCTTTGACAAATAGATAATTGAAGAGGCGGCATACTTCAAACCTGAACCACCACCCATTTCTTTTTGTGGGAACATTGAACCAATTACATCGTATGTATGATTGGTCACTATCATCGGAACTTTTGCACGACCAAGTTTTAAAGTCAAAACTCTGAATGCACCTTTTACGACTTGAGCTCTCGTCATATCTCTTGTCTCTTTACCTGCTGCTGTGTCTTCAATCTCTTTAGTAGTTGATAACATACCAAGAGAGTCTAAACAAAACATCATCGGAGGTCTATCGTCCTCAGGAGTTTCGAGATATCTATCGAGAATACTGATTGCCTGTTGTCTGAATTCTTGAACTGTTACCACAGGCACGATAACAATTCTGTTTGAATCGATTCCTCTTTCTTCTATCATACCTTTGGAGATAGCAGATTCAGATTCGAAATAGATTACAGCAGATTCAGGATTATCTTCTAAGAATTGTTTGCACATTCCTAATGCGAAGAAAGTTTTACCTGTTGCTGACTCACCTGCGATTGCAGTGATTTTGTTTGCTGGTAGTCCACCGTATAATGAACCTGATAATAATGCATTAAAGATATAACTACCTGTATCTACAAAATTATCTACATCGCCAGCGGCGACGCCATCTGCAACGATATTCGCATATTCATTGCCAGACGCTTTAACTAAGTCTTTTATAAACGACATAATTCACACCTCTCATAATGTATTTTCATAAACTAATAATAGTTTACTACTTCTCTTCTAATTTGTCTAGTCGGTTTTCTAAGTCTTTTAAATCTTTTTCACATAAAGGAGTTCTATACCTTGTATGTTCTTTCATCATTGTAATTAATATTTTCATCTCAGTTTCAAGGTGTACAATGAAACCAAATATCACAATAATCATAAACATGTAAAACACATCTAACATTGCCATTGTCATAATTCTACTTGCCCCAATTGAATAAGTTTCTCACGGTTCTTCATATGACCTTCTTCAATCTCTTCTTTATTACCACCAGTATATTTTACTGCATGATAATCTAAAATCATTTGTTCGTTGATATTTACTTTATGACCGAAGACAGGATGACCTTCGACATGATGAGTGAATAACTCGCCTAAGATTCTTCCAAACTTACCTTTGTCATGCGATACAAGTGAGATTGAATCTGCATCTTCTAATAATTTCTTTAAATGTTTTTTACTTGCTTTACCGAATTTCTTTTCAGTTAAATCTCTAGTACGAGATTCTGGAGTATCGATGCCGAGCATCCTTACTCTTTGTTTTTTATACACCATACCGAACCCTAGGTCGATATCTACATCAACGGTATCTCCGTCTACTACTTTTACTACTGATACTTTATACTCGTACACTTTTATTCTCCCAATCTGTTATCGCTTGTCTAATTGATTCTTCTGCAAGAACAGAACAATGTATCTTTATTGGAGGCAATTCTAAAGAATCAGCAATATCTTTATCTTTGATAAGTTTTGCTTCTTCTATAGTTTTACCTTTCAATAAGTCTACAAACATCGAACTCGATGCTATGGCAGAACCACACCCATATGTTTTAAATTTAACATCGATGATTCTTTCTTCTTCGTCTAACTTTAATTGCAACTTCATGACATCACCACACGCTGGTGCGCCTGCCATGCCTGTTGCTACATTTGGGTCATTAGGGTCGAATTTACCAACTGAAAATTGTTGTGGTGCATCTAATACACCTTGAAATCTATCTAGTACTTTCTGACTGTAGGGCATTTTCTAATTCTTCTATTCTTTTAACTAATTCTTTGAAACCGTCAAACTCACATAATCCAATCGGCGGGTGTGAGTCTTTCTCTAAACATTTACAAGATTCTTCTACTTGTTCAATCCGCCTTTCTAGTTTCTGAATTAGTTCCATTGTCATGGAATTAATCATCTTGAAACCTCTTATAATTGCTTACTGTTATTTATGCGAAGAAGGTATCTAAACTTGCTACAGGTTCAACATTCCAATTGATAAGAGTGACGATGTTCTTTAAAGGTTCTACAAACGATTTATCAAACTGCATATCATAGTCGACATACCTGTGTAAATCAAACTCTCTTGGTAGTGAGTTAGTGAATGAGATAACATTCTCATTGATTGTATTTGGTAAAGTAAGATATGTAAACAGTATCTTCTCACCGTTCTTGATTGTTTGATATCTCATGTCTAAGTTCTTGTTAGTTAACATGTGATTGTATAACAAAGCACCTCTTACATGTATGGGTGTTCCCTTTGAATATATGTTTGTTGGGTCTTGATATTGAACTAGACCTCTGCAACCTCTAGGAAAAGAAACATCTTCTACAGGCAATTCTCTGAACTCTTTACGAGAAGTTTCTACAAACTCCCATAGTTCTTTTTCTGTACCCCTCATAACAATCTTCAATGCTTCTTCAAGTCTTTTACGAACCCATAATGGTGTCGATGACTTAGCAGTTTCGATACCCATAATCTTTAGTTTAGGTTCTGCAAGTCTAACACCCTCATTGTCATGTACATTGAGAATATATCTTTTCTTTGCAGTCCAGATGCCTCTATCTGCAATTACTTCACGACCCATTTCCATCTTCTGTTCGAATGCATTGGTGTAGTCTGCAAGGTCTTCGAAACCTTTTTCTAAAACATCTTCGATTGTCTTCTCAACTTTAGATAAAAACTCTACAATCTTAGTCTTGTCTGTTTCATCTGGCATGACTTCTTTAACAAATTTATCCATTGTGATGTAAACTGAATCAGTATCAATCGCAATCACATAGTCTTCATCTGTTTTGAGTATCTTGTTTAGATATTCGTTTACAACTTTCTCTGCCCAACGAATAGACAATTGACCTGCTGTTGTAATCGCCTCTGCAAGGTCAATACTAAAGAATGCAAAGTATTGATTCGCAAGAGCGCCATAAGCAGAGTTCAATGCAATCTTTCTAACAAGTTGATTGTTATGTGCTCTACTGATAAGTCTTGAAAGTTCTTTCTTTCTCTTAGGGTCAGTACACTTTTCTTGTTCTTTTTGATACTCAATCATCTGACCTTTGAATCGTTTTCTATCTTCATAGAAAGTTTGCATGAGTTCAGGAAACATGCCTTGTTTATCTCTACTAAAAAGAACACCGTTTGGTGCAACCGTGGTGTTAGTTTGTTTGCAATATGATAAGTCACATTGTTTGTTTAACATTCTATCTACAGTCACATCTTGTCGATTGCCTTTGACCATCTTCTCAGGTGAGATGTTGTATTGCATAATCAAATGTGGATACAGTGAGTTCAAGTCGAATGACATAACCCAATTGTGACCACCGACAATAGGTTCTTTTACGAAAGCACCTACAATAGGTTTGTTCTTATCATTACCTGTCTTTAGTTTTTGTGGAGGTGTCTGAATGTTTTGTTCTTTTAAGAAATTGTAGATGATTGTTTCCCAATACTTCACCATGCCAAATGTATCGATGTAATTACATTTCGCATCGTAAGACATAGCGAGAGTCAAGTCTAAGAAACCTAGTTTCTCTTCTAGTTCTTCTACAAGCACAACATCTCGAACATTGTATTCAAGATATTTTGCATAGTTGTTTTTATATAAGGTGTGAAGTGACCCATACTCTGAATAGTCTAGTTTCTTTTTACCCAATTCAAAGTGTGAGATATAATCAAGTGTGTATGATTCTCTGTTGGCGAATGTTCTGTTTCTGTATAGTTCAAGATAGTCAATGACATTTACACCTTCGAGTGTGTAGACTTGTTGTTTCTGATACCCATATGAAGTGAACTCTCTACAGTTTACAAGACCCCATGGTGATAGTTTTCTATGTTCGTCTTCGCCGAATAGTTTATCGATACGATTACAGATATATGTAATATCAAAAGAGTTTACATTCCAACCTGTGATGATATCGAACCACTGACTACGCCAATACTTGACGAACTTCATCATCAAGTCTGATTCGTTTTTACATTCGTGATATACTAAATTCTGTTGATGGTCCCAAGGTCCGATGCCGAAGACTTGTGGTTCTTTGCCGAATGGTTTGATTGTGATTGCATTGATTCGTTCTTGAGCAATCATTGGGTCTGGAAACCCATTCTCAGATTCACACTCAATATCAAGTGTCGCAATCTTAATTAGATTAGGGTCGTATTCAATATCACCTTGAAACTTATCAGCGATGTAAGTATAAACATATCTGTCATACCCATGAACTTCAAAACCTTCTACGCCAGAATACTTCTCTCTGAACTTTCTCGCCCCACCCATAGAGTTTAGATTGACAACCTCTAGAGGTCTGCCGTCTAATGCTCTGTAAGGTGATTGACCTTTCTTAGATAGAATGTAATGATTTGGTCTGTATGAAACAGATAGTTTCTTCTTCTCGCCGTTCTGATAACCGATGACATGTATTTTGTCACGACTACGGCATACATTTGTATAAAAATCCATGTAGTTATTATACTACAACTGTTATTCGTTTAAAAGGGACTTATCGCCGTATTCTGAAAAATGTTTTCTCACTACATCTTTTATATCTTCATAGTGAGCAATACTTTCTATTTCTTTTTGAATAGTCTCAATATGGTCACCATGTTCGGCAACACCTACTGAGTTTTTACACTGAATTAGCACATTGGTTTTGTGTTTAGCAATCTGACCATCAGCATGTGCAATCACTGATGATAGAATATCACTTGTCATATCTTTCATAATTTATTATCGTTTTTGTCCTCGGACCGTATTGTTTCCTGTCGCAACCTTAAAATTAGTTTCGAGTTGGGGCTTTGCTTCAAACACCGTTTGTATGAGGTTTTTATTGATGATGAAGTTGTATTCTTTGGCATAGGGAATGAAAGGTCCAAAGTTGACCTCCATTCTACCTTCTTTAACATCTTCAACCAATCTCTGAGCATCCCTTATCTCGTAATTACCATTCCAAAGTTTCTTAACGAAACCTATTAACACTTCGCCTGTATCAAGGCGAATACATTTTACATTACCCACAATTTAGCACCATCTCTTGTAGTTCAACACTTCGTCTTCCCACCTGACCGTACCATCGTGAATCTTCCATTTGTCTAGACATTTCTTCCCAATCAGAAACAGAACATGCATATAACATGTTTCTAAATTTGCCTAGTCTATTAGCACCTAAGTTAAAACACATGTTAACTAAAACATGTTGAATGTTCTCAGGCAATGTTTCAAAATCAATATTATTTTTCTCGCAAACATGTAATGTTTCTTCTACATGCTTATCAAAGTCTACTTCATAAACTGAGTCTACTCTTTCTTGCGATACAGGTGTACCTTCTGGTTCTCCGAATTCGGGGTCATCTTCTCTGACTAGATGCCCTACACCAAAAGTTAGATAACCCAATGAGTCCTTGTAAATCTCTAGGACTTCACCCTCATGTCTTTTTATTTGTTCCTTTAGAATCTCTTTGTTCATTTTCTTTTTCCTGTTTGATTTGTTCTTGCATTAACTCTACAAGAATATCACCCATTAGATTATTGAGTTCGGTATTATTTAGTAATTCCTCAATCGCTTCCTCAGAAGGTTCTACACCATCTGGTAATTTCCTTATGGTTCTTTTGAAATTCAATTCAGGTTTACCATCTACGAACTGAACATCACCATATTGATATACTAAACCTTTCCATTCAGTATCTACTAACTGAATGCCTGCTGTTTCTTCGTATGGATTTTCTACAACTATGTAGGTGTTCTTAAACAGGCTCATAATATCTCAATCTCTCTATATCATCTTCTGATAGAACTTCACCATATTGTATCTCTACAATTCTACATTCTTCATCATATGGGTTTGTAATTTGATGCCATGAACCTCTATGAACTGTCCATGATTCATACTTCTCTAATGTATGAGTCAATACAGGTTCAGGTGAATTATCAGAATAATTAATGTCGCATTTACCTGATGATACAACCCAAACTTCACCTCTATGTTTATGTTTTTGATAACTCATACCTTGACCAGGTGCAACAATAAGTTCTTTTACTTTTACATTCTTGTCTTGAAATAAATCATAGAATTCTCCCCAGCATCTCTCTTCTTTTCTGTATTGAAAATCTTTGAGTATCCATGATGATGAATTCATCTTATGATTACCACCAACACCGAACATAAACTCTATACCTTTAACATGCATCTCAGGTATGTTATCAATGAATCTATCTCCCCCATTACAAAAAACTATGTTAGCATCAGGATTATTTCTCTTAACAATCTCTAAACCATCACAAGCACTTCCGTCTGAGTCATCAAATTCTACTACATCATCAACAACCTCTAAGTGAGATAAGATACACTTTCTCTCTTTAAATGACATGAAGTGTCTGCCCTTTTTTCGTGCTAACCATTCATCACTGTTTAATAATACTACAAGAGAATCACCTTCTGCTTTGGCGTCTTTAATGTATTCTATATGACCTGAGTGTAAGGGGTCGAAACCTCCTGACACGACCATCATTCTACCGATGCAATTCTTTAAATACATAATATTCCTCCTTACCATGATGTAATACATGAAAATCAGGTAAACTCTTAATATAGTTTCTATACTTTCTGAATGTAATTGATTTACCCCAACCCATGTAATCTCTAATCTCTCTGATTGATACTTTCTTTTTCTCTTTAATAAACTCTTCTATCTTATCTCTAGCATCTGTATGACTCATCACTTGACTATTAGAGTCTAAGGCATCTTGTATTAGTTTTTCAAATCCACTAACCCTATTACGCCAACTATGAACCTGACGACAATGTTCTAATGCAACCTGTGACTGTTCTAGTCTATACTGATTGTCATCTAGTAATCTATCAAAGTGTTCTACAGCAGTATCTATATCTCTGAAACCTGTTTCTAGTTTGCCGAAGATTTCTTTTGTTTCGTTGCCCACATCATAGACATAAACTACACCTTGACCCAAACCATCTTGCGATGACATCGCCCAACGATTACCCCCATGATAACCTGCAACACAGGTTCTAAGTTTATGTAAGTAATCTTCTCTACTTGGTTCGCCACCTAGTTCAAAGAATGATGTATCATCAAAATGTTTTGATAACTTTGTTGTCTGGTCTGCCATTGTAAACCATACTTTGAAATCTTGTCTTTTATTTCTGAGTCTTTTTATAATCTGTAGAAACTTATCATAACCTCTGTAAGCATGAGTTCTATGATTGAATACAATTCTCTTCTCAACTTGTTCTACAGGTCTATCAATTATCTTATCATCTTCGAAACCAAGATACACAGGTGTCAATGTATCTTCTAATTTCTCCATTGTCTTTTCACTGTAATGTTCTTCTAGTTCAGATAAGAGTTCATCTATTTGTGTTTGAGTATTGAATCCACATTTATCCATAGTCAACATACCTGCAACATTGTAATGATAGAATGTATGTTTGTTATTTGGGTTGTTCTCTTTGTTCTCTATCCAATGTGAGTATCCAATAACAGGTATATCACTAGAGTATAGATTCTGTAGATTGTTTACAACATTGACTGTTTGTTCAGGTAGATGTGACCATACTACATCATATTCAACATTCAATGTATTGAGAACATCTTTCCAGAATCCTAAGAAATCATAATGACTTCTCATTGAATTAGGGAATGTTGGTTGTTCAAATAAAGGTTGATTTACATTTGGGAAATCTAACTGTTCACAAAACTTCGGCATAGGAATTGTGAAGTATAAATCATCTCTTTTAAGATTCAGTTCTCTAATGACATTCATCATAACTAAGACGAATGAATCTTTTTCTAGTTCTCGTTGTCTAGTGATGTTAGGTATTACTAGAATGTGATGTTGACTCCCTTTGACTGTATCGAAGTCGAAGTCTTGTAAATCATATAAGTTCATCGTATAATATCAATATCTCTTTTCTTTGACCAAACTTCAAGTTCAGTCCTTAATCTTCCGTCTCTCTGTAGATTCTCGTATCTTTTAGAAGCATGTTTCTTCCACCATGCAATCACATTGTCAAGTTCGAATCTATCATAGTTGACATTCTTTTCTAACACATCAGTTTCTAGGTTCATATACTCTTTGACATTCTTATAACCATATGTCCCTAGATATTGTCTTTTCCTTTCAGTAAGACCTTTTGCATCTAAGAAACATTGTTTGAATGGTTTGATTAAGTCACTGTTATGTTCTTTTAAAGAGTTAGTGATAATCTGAATCATTTTATTTTGTGTCTTTAGTTTCTTAGACGATGCATGTTCTGGAACTAGAGAGTTGCCATTGTTCTGATTTTCAAACCAATCTTTTAGATTTCTATAATCGATATCTGCAAGTGAAGGTACAAAATCTGATTCAGTTAACCCTATGAACTTCAAGTAAGGTTTCATGCCATCATACATCGATGTAGTCTTTGATGAACCATACAGTGAAGTAGTTTCGAACATACAAAAGTTTGTATTATATTTAGCGTTCAAAGTTTCCCTTGCATAATGCGAATTGCATATAGCGGCGAGAAGTTTACCACCAAGATAATTAAAACCAAATGGTTGTGTAGGAATAATATTGAAACCCATGATAGCAGAGTCATTAAATCTTTTCATAACATCTGCATTGAGAGTGTCTAAAGGTTTTCCTAGAAACTCATTACGAGGTTTGGAGTTAATAGTAGGAGAACCAAAACGAATGAAACCAACAATCTTATTAGTATTCTTTTCATAGACAACCCACTTTAAAGTTTTACCTGGTATTGAACTCTGGATTATTTGTGATGCAACAATCTCTATGTAATCATCATACACATCTGACTCTCTACATTCAAACTCCATATCGTTTGGGTGCATATCGAAGTCTTGAAACATCTCATCTTCTGGACCCATGCCAAAGAGTGGCGTAGGTAATGCATCTATCTTTTCGAGTTTGAGTTTTCGTAAGTACTCATCGATACGGTCAAAGTTTCCATAGTAATCTATGAAGACTTTAGCGGCGTATTCGGCATTTGATTTTGAAAGTATTGAAAGCATAAAAAAACCCAATACCATGATACCACAGTATTGGGTTATTGTCTAGTGACTTTTTTAGAGATTTTCTAAGACATTCTCAGGTGTTGAAACTTCATATGGGTCACCTTCTGCATCCATATCTTCTGCGAATACATGAGTGATTTTCATATCGTCTACAACAATAGCATATCTCCAAGACCTTTTACCAAAACCTAAGTCTCCTTTGTCTACTAGAAATCCTGCTTTCTTTGTAAACTCTAAGTTGCCATCAGGTACTGCTTTGACATTTTTGATGCCAAGTGAGTCGAACCATGCGTTCATTACAAATGAATCGTTTACTGATAAACAGTAAATGTCATCAATACCTTTCTCTGCGAATTGTGAATACATTTCTTCAAATCCAGGTAATTGTTTTGTTGAACATGTTGGAGTGAATGCTCCTGGAAGTGCAAATAGAATAACCTTTTTACCTTGCATAGACTCGTTTGTGTTCCAACCCACGAACTCATCGTTCACTCTGGTTTGAACCCAAACATCAGGTACTAAATCGCCTACTTTAAATGGTGTCATATCTATTCCCTCTTCTAGAAATTGGAGCGAGATGCCTGTTTCGACCAGGCAACTCTTAACTGGTAGTTAAGCGTTTTGCTTTAAACTAATCTCGCAATATTTATATTACTAGAACCCTCTAGAAAATGCAAGGGGGTTTTTGAAATTATTTTATTTTAATTTCTACAGGTTTGTCTTCTTCTGGAATGATTCTCTCTAAAGACACATTTAGAATACCATCCTTCATGTCAGCACCCTTAACGACTATATCGTCAGCGAGTGTAAAGTTTCTAGTAAATGCTCTTGAAGAAAGTCCGTTGTGAACAAAATTCTTTTCATCTTGTTCTTCTTTCTTACCTGAGATTTTTAAAACCTCTTTCTCTTTTGTGATTGAGATTTCATCTTTACTAAAACCAGCAACAGCAAGTTCAACACTGAAATTTTCAGCATCATGCTTTACGATGTTGTATGGTGGATAGTTTGGTGAGTCATGCAAGTGTTCTGCACGGTTTAATAGTTGAAGAGTTCTGTCGAACCCGATTGCGAATGGAAATGATTTTCCAAAGACATCATCATAGATTGTCATAATAGTCCTCCTAAAGCGACTGTTTGTTAATGTTCCTTACCTCTCATGAGCATAAGGGCGTATGAATCTCTTTATGACCGAGCTCTTTTGAAGACTATTTCTTCGAGCGATAGTCCGAGCTCTTTTGAAGTCACAAAGAGTTCATACTAAAGTGATTGAAGGCAAGTATGATTTTAAGTATTGCAAGCAATTAAAAATCTCTTCTCAATATAAAATATTGTTTAACTTTCAATCGTA